TTGCAGAGATTGCATAGGTTGCAGTGATTGCAGTGATTGCAGAGATTGCAGTTATTGCAGAGGTTGCAGTAATTGCAGTGATTGCAGAGGTTGCAGTAATTGCAGTGATTGCAGAGGTTGCAGAGATTGCAGAGGTTGCAGTGATTGCAGAGATTGCAGTGATTGCAGAGATTTTCGCAATAACCCGCAAATATATCGTACGGCGCAAATCGGCAGTAGGAAAGATATAACTATTTTCTACTGGAACTCAAAAAAATGCATGGTTAAGTGCGGATGTTTTTGGGATACATTGGACAAATTTGAGAAACGTGTTAAGGAAGTACATGCAGGCACACAGCACGAGATTGAGTACATGAAAGAAATTGCGAAGGTTAGAAAATTATTGGAGGATGATTGATTATGTCAAGAATTTATTTTCGTAATTCCGTGATGACCGACAGCGGGTTAGTGGTTGTAAGAGGTTGGTATAGCAAGTTTGCGCCATATGTGTACAAACAGTTAATTTTTAGATATTGAGGGGAGGAATCCAAGTGAACCAAGCAACATTAACAAAATTAACCGAAGCGACCGAACAATATCAGCAGGCATTACAGAATTTCAACTATGCGGACAGCGAACATATTGGCAAGGCATCGGAGGAACTGACGGACGCAATAAGGAAGTTAAAGACAATTGTATTTATTTTGTACTTGGGGGTGCAAAAACTATGAAAATTACCGGAAATGTGGCATACCTGAAAGTGTTAGTCAGGCAATACGGCAATGCAAAAGTCGAACTGGTATGTGAAATGCAGGAGTTGGAGACAAAGGCTTGGCTGGCATTGCAAAAAGGACATTACAAAATGTTCGGCAAGCTGGCTGCAAAGTGGAACCAGGTTAATTATGACAACAAATTATTCAAGCCCGATCCATTTATGGCGGTTCGTAAGTTGGCTGAGAGAGTGAGGGTGTGAGGCATGAAGATACTGGTGGCGTGTGAAGAAAGTCAAGCAGTAACTATTGAATTTAGAAAGTTAGGTCATGAAGCCTATAGTTGTGATATTGAACCTTGTAGTGGCGGGCATCCGGAATGGCATTTGCTACAAGATGTAATTCCACTTTTGAAAGAAAAATGGGATATGATAATTGCTTTTCCGCCTTGTACATATCTTACATCTGCCGGAACTAGACACTATAGCTTAAAGATGAATACACTTGAGAAAGTTAATTCAAGAATTAAAGAAAGAGATAAAGCTGTTGAATTTTTTATGGCTTTTGCAAATGCAGATTGTGAAAGAATAGCAATAGAAAATCCTGTTGGATATATGAATACTCATTGGAGAAAACCAAATCAAATAATTCACCCTTATTATTTTGGAGATAATGCCCAAAAAAGAACATGTTTATGGTTAAAAGGTTTGCCAAATCTAAAGCCAACCAAGATGTTGCCAAAACCAGAACCAATGTATGTTTGTGAAGGTGAAAAACGCAAAGGTAAACCAATAGGATGGTGCGAAGGTATGAGAGGAATAAAAGGCGGTCAAAAAGAACGTGCTAAGGCGAGAAGCAAAACATTTCTTGGTATAGCCAAAGCAATGGCTCAACAATGGGGGGCGTGTGAGGCATGAACGTGGTCTATTGCAATTCTAGTTGTGAACACAGTAGCAACGGCATATGTACGAAAGCGGTAATTGAAGTCAGAGTGTATGTAAGTAAGGTGACAGGCAAGAAAAAGGCTATTTGCGAAAATTACAAAGAAAAGAGGATGGAGAAATGATAATTAATATTCAAGAAATTATTAACAACAAAGTTAAAGAAATGGAAGAAAAACAGTTAGTCGAAAAGGCTATACAGGAAACTCTTGAAAGGTCTGTTTTGAAAGCTGTGACTGACACAATGGATTCGTATAGTTTGCAACGTGAAATTAGGGACAAGCTTGACAAACAAGTGTCGGACGTGGTCAAGAATATCGGATTTGAAGCTTATAACTCTTTCATATCCGAAAAGTTGACGCAGATCATTAACGGAGTTTGCAGGAAAGATATTGAAGAGAAAATCAAGAAAACCTTTGATGATATTCTAGTTTTGAAACGTGAAAGCATTAAGTTATCTGATATATTCAAGTCATATAAAGAATGGGTTTGTGGAAACACCGAGGAATCTGAAAAATATGATCTTGAAGGTCAATTCTATGTGAAATTTGAAAAAAGTGATTATGGTTGGTACAACGTTGAGCTTAATAAAGAAAAACCAGAACGTTACGGAGATAGGCAAGTTATAAAATTTACAATCCATGTTAATAGGGATGGTTCAGGTTGGCTTGGAAATTTGTATATAAGCGGAGACAACGTTGAAAAGACTGTTAGTTTTGGATATCTGAATGAATTTGAATCTTTGATTTTAAATCTCAAGTACAATAAAACTCCCATAATCATTGACGTTGAGGACGAGGAAGATATTGACACTTCATTTGATATTGACTATTAAAAAAGCCGCTAGATTCAGCGACTAAAATAAAAACCTTAATTCAAATTATAAACGAAAGCGAGGTGTTTGGCAAATGAAAAAATATCGAGTTTGGCATGGCGAGAAATGCAGATCGGAAATGTATGAAATTGTTGAGGCGAGAAACGGTAATGAAGCAAAACAAAAAGTAAAAGACATGTTTCCAGATCACAAAATTTCTACTTGTTGGTTGATTGAGAGATTATGAGGAAGATGAACAGGAGGATAGTAGTGTTTATTATTGACAAATCAAAACATTATGAATGTGTTAATTGCGGAAGAAAACCAGAAATCGAAATTGAAATGAGCATGGTGACAATTGATCTATGCGGACGTTGTGCGGAAATGTTAGGTCAAATGTTAGTAGAAGCGGTTGAGGAGGATGAAGATGAATAATGACAGCGAAAAAGAAAAAACTTGCAAAAACTGTTTGTTTTCGCAGGACTACGGCGAAAGTACGTTATACATTAAGTGCGAGAAAGGTAGAAAGAAATACGTTGAAAAATCTGGAACTTGCAAGGATTGGACGCCTAGATCGTAGGGAATGGGTTGAATCAAATAATGACCGTCAGTGGTGGTAGAAAATAGGAGGAAAAATAATGGAAAATTTAGTGTTAGAAATGATTAATGAAATGGTGGACAATGAAGATCGATTTGTAATCGATGATGATGGCAAGGCAGAATGGGCATTGAACAAAATCGCAGAAGAAAAAGCAGAAACTCAAAGAATGATTAATGTTGCTAACAGCATGATAATGAAGTATCAAGAAAAAATAGAGGTTTATCAAAATCAATTTGAAAGTAAAACTGCGTATCTTAAAGAACAACTTAGGCAGTATTTTGAAACTGTACCTCATAAAGAAACAAAAACTCAGGAAACATACAAACTTCCGTCAGGCACTCTTAAACTCAAGAAACAAAATCCGGAATATATTCGTGATGAAGAAAAACTTCTCGAATGGGTCAAGGCAAATAAATTAAGTTATGTGAAAACTAAGGAATCTGTTGATTGGGTTGAATTAAAAAAAGAATTGAAATTTGTTGATGATAAGGCTTTGACAGAAGACGGAGAAATAGTTGACGGTGTAACAGTATCAGAAAGACCGTCAATATTTGAAATTGATATATAAGGAGGTATACTTAATGCCAATTAATGGGTTATCGAATATAAGAAGAATTCCCCGGGAAGGAAAAATAAGACTTGGAGAAAAGAAAGTGAGTGCAAGTGGCAAGGAATATCCGGTGCAACTTGATTATTTGAAAGTGCCTGAAGCCGTTCAGGCGGTCTACGGAGAAAAGCCGAAAGAGATCGACGTAATGTTTGCGTCCGACGATGAAGAGCATATATTCCCGCAATATTACAAATTGTACGGCAGCACAGGGCTAAAGTGTAAGGGTGATGGTGTAACGTCTATAATCATGAAACGTGGCGAGGTTATCGAAAAGAAATGTACTCCTGGGGCTGATGAGTGCAAAGGATGTAAACCCATGGCAACATTGAGAATGTTGTTGCCGAAAGTACCGGGATTTGGGGTATTTGAAATCGTCACATCGTCTTGGAACTCTATCGTTAACCTCAATAGTTGTATTGATGCCATTAAGTTAATGACAGGCGGTAGAATTGCATTTGTGCCGCTCAAACTCAGATATGTTGAGCATAACGCAGTAATTCAAGACACTAAGAGCGATAAGCAATTTCAAAAAACTGTGTACGTTTTGAATCTTTCGATTGACGAAACTATTGAAAATTTTTACAAGCGTTATAGATTGCCTGAGCCGGAATCCGACCCAGGATTGGCTTTGGCAAACCAGAAGATGCAGGCGTTACTTGAATCAAAAAAATCATCGGTAATTTTGGACGATGGTGACGAGTTGGAAGAGGTTGGCGAGTATTGCCAAGTTTGCAATGAGTTGATTACGGATTACAAGGCAACTACGGTTGAGCAATTGGTCGATAATAGCGTTAAGTTGTATGGTATGCAAATGTGTGCTCATTGTGTTATTAAGAAGTCTAAGGAGAACGACAGTGAGAAGTCCTGACGAAATAATAAGGGCGGCGGCAACACTACAAGAGCCGCCCGACACCTACGAAAACATTGAGTTGTATTTGTTTTTTGTCCTGCAAAGTCTGTTAAGGGCTTATGAATACGGACAATTAACAAAGGAAAAGGCTGGCGGGCTGAAAACTAAGGCGATCAGCAATTATAGTAAGGATTGCAAGATATATGAGCGGTACAAGCATTACAGTGAATTAATTGATCGGTCACAGCTGTTGAGGATTGAGTTAAGGAAGAATCCAAACATCCGGACGGCTATTGAGTTGATTGAGTGTTACAGCGGTGAAATTGGGATGTGGAAGGACGTTGAAGAAAAGTTGAAAGAGTAAAAGCGCTATAAGAAGAAAGGGGTTATTAAATTGCCAATAGAAGTCAAACGTTACAAATGTGCATACTGTCAAAAAAGAGTTAGAGCAAAGAAAAGCGACATTGTAAAGCATGAATCAATTTGTTTTTATAATCCTGATGTTAAATCATGTGTAACTTGTGACCATCGAACGACTGACGAAAACGGAGCCTGGTGCGAAGCTTTAAAAAAAGAAATTTTTGTTAGGTTTCAATCTATTAGAAATTGTATTTATTGGTCACAAGAAATTTTAAAGGGGGATAACGATGGCGAATAAGGTATTTTTGGTCGGCAGACTTGCAAAAGACCCGGAAGTAAGATATACGAATAACAACTTGGCAGTGTGTAATTTTACGCTTGCGGTAGATAGAAGATTTGCGAAAGAAAACGATCAACAAGCCGACTTTTTTCAAGTCGTGGCATGGCAAAAGACTGCAGAGTTTTGCAGCAAGTACTTTTCAAAAGGTCGTAAGATTGTTGTGATCGGAAGGTTGCAAACTAGATCTTGGGACGATAACGAGGGTAAAAAGAGGTGGACAACTGAGGTTGTGGCGGAAGAGGTGGATTTTGCGGACAGTAAAAAGGGTAATACTGGCGATGCTTACGAACCGACGCAGAATAATTCCGGCGGCGGGTTCTATCCGGTGGACGAGGACGACGAATTACCGTTTTAGAAATGGGGGTGTTATTGTGAGTGTACAGATTATAAAAAGGTTAAGTAATTCAATTGAGAAAAGAACAATAGACAGGATCCCGAACGACGCTCCGCAAATTGCCTATAATTCTGAGGGAAGAGTTTCTGTGAGAATACCGCAACATGAAGGTGATGTACTTATTGTTTTTGACAGACCGTTATCAAGGGAATTAATAAGATTTTTGAAGCATGGAGTAATAGAAGGAATGGAGCGCCAAACATGGTGCAGCGAGTGTGCAAGAACGTTAGACGACGAATTACCGTTTTGATGGGGCGTGATTAAATGAATGACGTACAGCTAGAAAACGGGTATACCGCCATAGCTCACACCATACTCGAACAAATGGCACGAATCAAATTAAGTCCTACACAATACAGGTTAATTTTCGTTGTATGGCGGTATACATACGGATTTAAGCGTAAATCTCATAACTTGACGCTCTCGTTTTTGTCGAAAGCTACAGGGTGCAACGAAAGACAAATACAAAGAGAGCTGAAGAGGTTAGAGGACAGAAAAATAATTTTTCAGCGGGTTAATTCGAAGCAAAGAAAAATCAGTTTCAACAAAAAATATAGTCAGTGGGTTGGTGAAATAGACATTGGTGAAACAGTCAATGCTGGAGAGTTTGACATTGGTGAAATAGACAATGGTGAAATAGACATTGGTGAAACTGACATTGGTGAAATAGACAATCGGTCAAACAGTCAATGCAGCATTGGTGAAATAGACAATGCTGACATTGGTGAAATAGACAACCAAGAAAACTATATTAAAACTAATATTAAAACTAATATAAAAGAAGCTACTACTATAGAGAATCCAGTCGAGCAAATTGCAAATTTATTTTTCGAATTGACCGGAAGATTTGCAAACAGAAATGATTACGTTTCAATCTCAAAAATCGCTGAATCTTATTCTGATTTTGAAACAATCAAAAAAGTTATGAAATCCGTAACTGAGAAAAAAAGAAAAAAAGACCCTAGTGACAAAATCAAATCATTTTCTTTTTTTGTCGGAGCCATAGAGGACGAATTCAAGAAAATTGAAGCAATAAAGGCAGGTGAGAGTATTGGAGGAACTCAACAAAATAGTGCAGCGGATTATGACTACAGCAAACTTATGTATAAAGGAACACCAGGACGCATCGATGACGACATTGACTTTTGAGTGCGAGAAGTGTAAAGACACTGGATGGGTTGAGGTTGAGGAAATAACGACACAGTGCGGAATAACAACAAAAGGCGTAAGGCGGTGCGAATGCGTAGAAGTTAAGCGGTGCAAAAAGATACTTGAGGATAGCGGAATAGCTGAAGCGTTCAGGTCAAAAACGATAAAGGACTACATAACAAAAAACGAGCAGCAATTAACAGCAAAACAGATGTGCGTTGATTACATAAGAGGATACAAAGACATTAGCCAGCTATCAGAAAATTCTATCGCATTTCTGGGACAAGTTGGAGCCGGAAAAAGCCATCTTACGATAGCTGTAGGAAACGCACTTTTGAAGTCAGGAATCGGCGTGGTATATATGCAGTACAGAGAAGCGGTTACACAATTAAAACAGTTAATTACGGAGGAAGAGGACTTTCAGAAAATGCTTAACAGGTACAAAAATGCAACTGTGCTGATTATAGACGACCTCTTCAAAGGGATGCTGCGAAACGGTCGAGCGAACGAGAGCGACTTAAACATCATGTTTGACCTTATTAATTATCGATATCTGAAAAAGTCACCTGTACTGGTGTCTAGTGAGTACAAATTAAGGGATTTAGTTGGGTTTGATGAAGCGATAGGAAGTAGGATAGGCGAAATGTGCAAAGGAAGGATAGTTGAGTTTGTGGGGCAGGAATTAAATCATAGAATGAGGTGATGGGAATGGTGAAATTAAAACTTGTATATCCAAAGAAATCCATATCAACTAAGTCGGGAGTAGGGGTTAGATTAGATTGTTATTCTTTACATGATCTTGTGGATAGCGTCAGAGAGATTATTAATACAATAGGGATTGAACAATTTAAGTCATTTGAAACAAAGAGCTTTGAGAAATATAAGGAGTTGAGAAAATGAAATCAATAGAATCACAAGAACAAATTGCTTTGATGCAATGGGCAGAATTACAAACATTCATGCACCCGGAATTACGATTATTACACCACATACCGAACGGCGGTAAACGCAACATGGCAACGGCGGCGAGATTGAAAAGAGAGGGAGTTAAAGCAGGGGTACCTGATTTGTGTCTGCCAGTCCCGAAAGGAAAATGGCACGGATTGTATATCGAAATGAAGGCGGCGAAGGGGAAAACGTCAGATATGCAAGATTGGTGGATTTGGCAGCTCAGAAAGCAAGGTTATTGTGTGGTTGTGTGTTATGGGTGGGAAGCGGCAAAAGACACGATCATGAGTTATCTGCAAGGAAAGGAAGATGGGCTATGTTAGACAACTTAATAAGTGACATGACTTTTGAAAAATCAACGGCTGACGCAAAGGCTAGAATCAAACATCTTGAGAGAGTTATACAGATGTTATCGGATGAAAATAAGAAATTGAGGGAGTTGATAAGGAATGAAAATAAAGGGGCTTGAGGAATTAGGTGTGGTATTGGCATAAATCAGTGAAATAATAAAAATTTAATAAAAATTGTGGTATTGGGGGTGAAGTTATGCAAATTGAAAGGAAATGGGCCATGCCAAACAGCGAAACATTTTCAATAAAACCCATCAAAGAATTACTTCAAAAAGAAGTTGATGACGGGATTTGGTTAGACCCATTTGCAAGGAATAGTAAGATTGCGACTATCACGAATGACCTCAACCCAAACTGTGATACAGATTACCATATGGAGGCTACAGATTTTTTAAAGATGTTTCCAAATGAATATGCGGACGGTGTATTATTCGACCCACCTTATTCACCACGACAAATAAAAGAATGCTATGAAGGTATAGGAATTAAAGAATTTAATACCAAAATGGATTTTTATTCTAATGTTAAAGACGAAATTGCGAGAGTAGTAAAACCTGGTGGGAAAGTAATCAGTTTTGGTTGGAATAGTATGGGGATGGGCAAAAACAGAGGGTTTGAGATAAAAAGAATTTTGTTAGTTCCTCATGGTGGTGCTAAAAACGACACAATTGTAACTGTAGAAGTATTGAATAAAAGTTTTAAATAATTAATTTACTGTACCTTGACAAAGGACAGCCCAATTAAGGGCTATCCTAAGGGAATTATACCACAACTAAATCCGCATGCAAAGTAATGAAAGGAGTGTTTAGATGAATGAAAAAACCACAGGTAAATCCACATACCCAAATAAAGCCGATACTTTTCAACACGCAAATGGTAAGGGCGATAGTGGACAGCAGAAAGACAAAGACTAGACGACCAATACAATACAATAGGGACTGGAATCCTTTAAGTTATGGCAGAGATAAGTTTTATAAAACAGTTGACATTTTGAACGGAAGACCTGGACTATGGGCAGGTTTTTACAAAAATAGTGACGTGTTTTTGTTGACGGAGAGCAACACATTGATGCGATATACTTCAAATCACAATATCAAATCGGCGATGTGTTGTGGGTTCGAGAAACGTGGCAGGAATTATATAAATGGCTTGATAACGGGAGATTGTCGGACGAATCAAAATATTATTATGCAGCAGATGGTGAACCTGAAATTGAAATGACAGACGATAACGGTTTTAGATTGGATAAATTTAAATGGCGGCCATCAATCCACATGCCGAAAGAAGCAGCAAGGATATTCCTGGAAGTTACAGACCTCAGAGTTGAGAGAGTACAGGATATTACGGAAGAGGACGCACTCAAAGAGGGATTCTCTAGTCGATTGGATTTTAGAGCAACTTGGAACTCAATATATAACAACTGGAATGAAAACCCTTATGTATGGGTGATTGAGTTTGAAAGGTGTGATAAACCATGACATTCAAAACTCAACAAGATTGGAAAATCCTTAACAAACTAGACAAGCCCGGCGAAGTTACAACAAGGAAAATGACACCAGAAGAAATAGCGAAATATGGCGAGCCTAACGAGATCAAGCCCAAACAGGGCTATAGATGGAAAAGGGAGGAAAAAGGTATGAGAATCGGAGAGGTAACAACAGCACAAATATTAGAGGTATGTATGGAACACGGTACAGGAGTTGAGGCACAACAGATAATTGCGGACAAGTACAAGGTTGACAGGAAGGCGGTTGCTAAAACTATATGGAATCGCAAAATCAAAGAGAAGTTGGAAGCATTGAAGGAAATGGAAAATAGAGTTGTTGAGGGAGAAGGAATTAAGGAACCTGTGGGGATTTTAAGTGAGGTTGAGAAACCACAACGTAACGATGCGTTAGACGCGTTTGTATATGCGTTTCAAAACAAATCTGCTCATATTGATATGGCGATGGAAAAACCGAGATTGAAACCTAAAACATTACAGTCGCAAGCTATTGAGGGAATAGAATATATTATTTCCGAAGAAGTTTTGAGAATAGATTCTGACAGCGTAATTTTTGACATAGCCATAGATTCGTTACACGATCTTATACAGGATTTGCAGGAAGTGGAGAGAATAACAAAGGGGTGAGCGAATGAAAAAAGATCACTTAAGGGATTATTGTACGGAAGCATTTCGATTCTACGCAAAGTCGGGAGGACGGAACACGTTCCTAAAAACTATCGAAAATGACATAGTGAAGTCGAAGGGAAACGGAGTTTGCAAACCTACCGAAGCGGCATTGATCAGACAAGAACAGATAATTGCGGAACATGCGGCGGAACTGGCAGATATAGAAGCGGTTAGCAAAGTGTTAGTGTCGCTCGATATGTGTAATCATCGGGACATGATTAGGGCTATAGAGATTGTGTATTTCGCTGATTGTTGGAGGGATTTGGAGAAGGGCGATATATCAACAAGGGTACATAAGGCGGAGTTGATTATTCCGGCATCGGAAAAGACTATATATAGATGGCTCAAGCAGGCTAGGATTATGTTAGCAAAGGAAAGGGGGCTGAGGTTGTGAAGGTAGAAATTGATATTGACGAGAACACTATCGCACAGTTAGTAACACAGGAAATTGCAAGAAGAATTGTATTAGAACACGGCTATGAAAGCCGGGAAGCAAAGATAGGTATCAGAGACGGGTTGGACAAGGCAACAAAAGAGCATATATACAATAACAAAGACACAATTATTGAAAGATGTATAGAAAAAGCCACAAAGGAAATCATCAGAAAAGGATTACCGAAATTAATCGAAAAATTCGAAAGATGACAGTAGTGAGGGTTAATTACATGATATGCTATATATAGTTGTTACGGTTATGTATTAAGGATTGGAACTCTTTCGAGAGTTCTTATTTTTTTGAGGTGATTGAAATGGATTATTCATTATGGCATAAGTTGGTTGCGTGGAGAAACGAAGTGTTACAGGCGGGAGACAGGCCGAAAGCCGTGAGAATACAAAGATATATCGACAGGACGAAATTTACAAAACCGCCAGAACCTCCACGAAACAGAACAGGAGTTAATCGGTGAAACCTTGGGCAGAGCATTTCTACAAAAATTCAGCATGGACGAATTGTAGGGATGCCTTTTTTTTATCTCGACATGGGTTGTGCGAGAGGTGTAACGGAGTTGGAAAGATTGTGCATCATAAGACTTGGTTAACTTCTGAGAACATTAATAACCCAAACATTACGTTGAATTGGGACAACTTAGAATTGTTGTGTCAGGATTGTCATAATAAAGTGCATATGAGTAACGGCAGTGCGTTGAATGATGATCTTATGTGTGACGAGTTTGGGGATATCGTGGAAAGGTTTACATAATATCCCCCACATAAATCACAAAGGCCTCTACGCCTAGCGACCGAAGGGAGGAGCTTCGGAAAATACACTAGGCTCACATAGAGGGGGTGTAGTAGAAATGGGAAAACGTACCAATTTTCACAGAAAGGCAGGTGAACATAATGGAAATAAAAAAACATGTTTCAAAAGCGGAAAGAGAACATAAAGAAGAACGTATCAAAAAAGAGATAAGCAGACTGAACACTGTTTTCAGAGGACTTGACACAAAAACAAAGAAAGTTGCTGAATCTCTTATTAAAAACGCTGCATTCATGGCAATAACCTTAGAAGATCTTCAAGAAACCATCAACTCTGAAGGAGCTGTTTCAGAGTACCAAAATGGCGAAAACCAATGGGGAACCAAAAAAAGCCCTGAGGTTGAAATATACAATACGATGATTAAGAACCACTCAACCGTTATGAAACAGCTGTCTGAATTAGTTCCGAAAACACCGCCCAAACAGGAGGACGACGGATTTGATGAATTCGTTGGTGGGAAATGAGCACCGCAGCAAAGAAAGCAATTCAAAGAATCAAATACGATGAAAATTTCAATCCGATAATTGCTTATTTTCTCTGGATTCAGCAAAACAGAAAAAAGGTCGGAAAGAAAATATTCAACGTATACAAAGAGCTTGTAAGAATAATTAACAATCCTAACAGCGAATGGGAGTACAGCCCAAGGAAAGCCAGTCACGCAATAGAATTCATCGAAAACTATTGTAAGCATTCAAAAGGCAAACTTGGTGGTAAACCGTTTTTGCTGGAGCTATGGCAAAAAGCTTTAGTTGCCGCGACATTCGGCATAGTTCATAAGATAGATGGCACAAGAAAGTTTCAAGAAATCCTTTTGGTGGTCGCAAGGAAAAACGGAAAGTCAACACTTGCGGCAGCTATTGGGTTATACATGCAAGTAGCAGACGGAGAGCCCGGTAGTGAAGTGTACGCCTGTGCAACAAAGAAAGATCAGGCGAAGATCATCTGGCTTGAAGCCAAAAGAATGGTCAAAAAATCTCCTGTATTATTCAAAAGAATCAAGCCTCTAGTTGCAGAAATGACAGCAGAGTTTAATGATTCTTTTTTTAAGCCCTTGGGTAGTGATTCAGACACACTTGACGGGCTGAATGTACATGCCGCGCTACTTGACGAAATACACGCATGGAAAGACAAAAACCTCTACGACGTAATCGTAGACGGCACAACAGCCAGAGAGCAGCCGCTAATTTTCATCACAACAACAGCCGGAACAGTTAGAGAATGTGTGTTCGACCTCAAATACGATGAAGCTGAAATGGTCATTAATGGTTATGAAGACGAGGCTGGATACAAAAACGAAAGATTATTGCCAATCATCTATGAATTAGACAGCCGGGATGAATGGACTGATATCGAAAACGCCTACAAAGCTAATCCTGGACTTGGAACTATCAAGAAAATTGACCAGTTGCAAGCGAAGATTAACAAAGCGAAAGCAAATCCTATCCTGGTTAAAAACTTGCTTTGTAAAGACTTTAATATTCGGGAAACAACCGCTGAAGCATGGTTGCCATTTGAAGTTATCTTGAATAAAGAAACCTTTGCATTGCAGGATTTAAAACCCAAGTACGGCATTGGTGGTACCGACTTATCATCCACAACCGACTTGACAGCTGCAAAAGTGTTATTCATGGTGCCGGAAGATCAAAGAATATACGTCATGCAAATGTACTGGTTGCCCGAGGACTTGCTAGAGCAACGAGTAAAAGAAGATAAAATTAGATACGATATCTGGCGAGACATGGGACTTCTTCGAACCTGTCCTGGTAATTCAGTTCACGCAAAATATGTGACTGAATGGTACAAAGAGATAGTAGAGAAGCACAACGTATACCTTCCGTGGATAGGTTACGATTCATGGTCTGCAAAATATTGGGTAGAGGAAATGAAGGCATATTTTGGGGAGGAAAGCATGGTACCAGTCATACAAGGAAAGAAAACTTTGTCAGGCCCGATGAAAAAATTAGGTGCCGACCTGGAAAGCAAGTTAATTGTATACAACAACAACCCGATCGACAAATGGTGTCTATCAAATACCGCAATCGACGTTGACAAAAACGACAACATACAACCGATCAAGACAAGCAATCAACGCAAAAGGATTGACGGCACAGCGGCTTTGCTTAATGCTTACGTGGTGTTACAAGATAAGATTCAAGATTATCAAAATATGATTTTATAGGAGGACGAGGAAATGAAAATTTATATAAAAGACGATAGCGGAGCAGAAATAGAAGTAAGAGAAATACAATCATTGAACAGTGGAGACACATTAATTCTGTCAAGTTGTGCTTGGCTAAAGCCGGAAGAAACAGAAATTTTGGAAAAACATCTATCTTTCAAAACAGAGAAAAACGTGGTTATACTTGACCCTAGATTCAAAGTGGTTGGGACGGTGTAAAAGTGAATCGAATAAATCACAACGACATAAGAGAAGTTTTAGGGCACAAAAGATTGAGCTACGAAGAAGAACAAGAGTATATAAGAAACGTAGACTTGAGATGTAATTACCCACACGTCAAACATGATATCCTTGAAGCGTACAAAGAAATAACCGACTATCAAAGACAACAAGGAGATTGGAAACAGCTTGCAACTTAAGCTGTTTTTTATATGGGTTTCTGAGTATAAGTAATAAATAGACCTTGGTTATACGCAATTACTAGTCACGCGGTAACTTGGTGAGGTAGGTGCAACTCCTACCCAACCCTCCAATTAATTTTTTAACAAAGGCAGGTGAGAAAGTGGAAAAAAGAAACTTATTTCAAAAGATTTTCGGCAAAAAAGAAGTCATAACCCAAAACGGAAAGCCCTACGAACTACTAAGCACAACTAACTATACATTCACGCCGTATTCCGGCAGGATTTTTGATTCGGATATAGTTCGTGCAGCATTAAGACCCAAGGCAAACGCTGTAGGCAAACTAAACGCCAAACACATAAGGGGCGAAGGTGCAGACCTCAGAATTAATCCTGACGCAAATTTGAGAATGATACTTGAAAGACCGAATCCATACATGAGTATGCAAGATTTTCTAATGAAAATGACCTATCAACGTGAAATTAATCACAACGCCTTTGCGTATGTAGATCGTGACGACTACGGCAGACCCACAGGAATATGGCCTATCCCTTACTCACTTGTTGAGCTACTAGAAGTCAAAGGCGAAGTGTGGGTTAGGTTTCAGTTTTGGACAGGCAAACGAATGACAGTGCCTTACACGGATTTGATTCACCTTCGAAAAGATTTTGCTGAGAATGATTTTTTTGGGGAATCCGGAGCGAAACCGCTAAAAAATCCGATGGAAGTTATTGGCTATACAGATCAATCGATCGTCGCAGCTGTAAAAAGTTCGGCGGTAATTAAATGGATTATGAAATTCAAAAGCATATTGCAACCTAAAGATGTTGAAGCACAAATCAAAGAATTCAAAAAGAATTATCTGTCGATTGAAAATGAGGGCGGAGCTGCGGCATCCGACCCAAGATACGACCTCGAACAGGTCAAAAATGAAAGTTACGTACCGAATGCAGCACAAATGAAAGAGGGAACTCAAAGGCTATATGGCTATTTTGGAGTTAACAACGCAATCGTACAAAATAATTACACAGAGGACGAATGGAACGCATTTTTTGAATCGGAAATCGAACCTATCGCCTTGCAATTATCAAACGCCTTTACACAGGCGTTTTTTTCTGCCCGAGAAAAGGGATTTGGCAACAAAATCATCTTTGAATCAAGCTCGTTGCAATACGCCAGTATGAGTTCAAAACTCGCATTGGTACAAATGGTTGACAGGGGAGCATTGACCCCGAATGAGTGGAGGTTAGTGCTTAATTTGCCGCCAATTGAAGGCGGCGACAAACCACTAAGGCGGCTAGATACAGCGGTAGTAAGCGACAAAGGAAAGGAGGAAAACACAAATGAACCAGACACAGAACCAGCAGAACCAGAAAACGGAGAGGGAATATAGAAATTTTGTAAGTTTTGAAATTAGGTCAGCAGAGGACAACAAAGAATTGTATGTTGAAGGGTACGCTGCCACATTCAACAGCCCAACGGTGCTGTGGGAATACGACGGCATTGAGTACAAAGAGCAGATTGATGACAGGGCTTTTGATGAAGCCGACCTAAGCGACGTGATTTTCAACTATAACCACCGCGGGAAAGTTATGGCAAGGACTAGGAATAAGACCTTGCAACTAAGCACAGACAGCAAAGGGTTGTACATAAGGGCAAGACTTGACGGAACCGAAGAGGGTAGACGGCTATATGAAGAAATCAAAGGTGGATATATAGACCGGATGAGTTTTCAATTTGTAGCAAAAGAATCCGCTTATGATTCTGAAAATCACATGCGTACAATTCGCAAAGTGAAAAAACTATATGACGTTTCAGCGGTGGACATTCCCGCTTACGATGATACAAGCATTAGCGCAAGGAGTTTTTTTGATCTGGAGAGAGAGAAAGAGCAGAAAGCGGCGGACGCTGCCCAATTGCGGAAAAAATTAATACTCAAAACACTACTATAAGAAAGCGAGGAAAGAAAATGAAAAGGTTATTAGAAATCGAAGCAAGAAAAAAAGAAATTAGGGCACTGTTAGAAGGTAACACAGAGGTAGACCTTGCAGCACTCGAAAAAGAACTAAGAGAACTTGATGCAGAGAAGGAACAGATTGAAAAGCGTGAAGCTATGGCAAAAAAAATAGCCGCAAATGAAATCGAAGTAAGAGAGATCGAAAAGCCGAAAGAAAAGGAAGAAAAAGAACTCTCTTACGAAGAAAGGAAAGTGAAATGGGCAAAAGAACCAGGTCCAAATGAGTATCGTGAATTCGGTGAATTCCTTCAGACCGTGAAATGGAACCCGAACGACAATGCGTTGAAGAGAAAATTATCTGACAACAAAGAAAATCGTGCATTATCTATGGGCGTGGGGGTTTCTGGTGGATTTATTGTACCTGAACAATTCGACTACAATATAAGGATGGTGCAAGACCAGACTGCAATATTCAGACCTCGTTGTCAGGTCATTCCTGCAGGCGACCCACCCGACGCGGCAATAACAATTCCTGCACTCGACCAGTCTGGTGCGAAAGGCGTTTATAGTGGCGTAAACGTTAGATGGATAGGCGAAGGAGAATTAAAACCAGAAACCGAACCAACATTCCGCGATATCAAGCTTGAACCGCAAGAAGTTGCAGGGCATACAGTGTTAACCGATAAGTTACTTCGCAATAGTGCAGCTGCCGGGGCTTTGGTTATGAGTTTGCTTAGAAAAGCTATAATTGCAAGTGAAGAGGACGCGTTTTTCACAGGCGATGGCGTAGGAAAACCGCTTGGGATTATAGGACATCCTGCAGCTATTACGATAGCAAGATCGGCTGCAAATCAGATAAGCTACGCTGATGTAATAGCAATGTTTGCCCGTGCAAAATTTGGCGGTAGACTGTTATGGATAGGTTCGCAGACAGTGTTGCCGCAACTAATGACAATGGTTGACGCTGGCAACAATCTTGTATGGCAGCCGAACGCAAGAGAAGGAGCACCCGGTTCATTGCTTGGTATTCCGTTCCAGCTGAACGATCAAAGCCCTGTTCTCGGCGGTGAAGGTGACCTGGTATTAGTTGATCTTGACTACTACATGGTTAAGGACGGCTCTGGAATTTCAATCTCCATGAGCGAACATCCATTATTCACTCAAAACAGAACCATAATCAAAGCGTTCTGGAATGTTGATGGTCAGCCTTGGCTTACAACTCCACTTTTACAGCGTGACGGAGTAAGCACGGTATCGCCATTTGTAGTATTACAATAATTTGGGAGGTATAGATAACATGAAACTATTAAGTGAAAATACAAAATTTGATATAGCCGTAGTGCCTGCATCGATTAACGGTGCAAGCACAAGTGCATATTACAGCATGAGCAAATATAGAAAAGCTCTTTTTGCTGTAACCGTCGGAGCTATGGCAGCAGGCGTAACAAGTGCGATACAGGTTATGCAGGCACAGGATGCAGCTGGGACAGGTGCGAAAGTAATAACTAACAATACCGCAACTATAACAGCAAACGCAAATGTAACTAGTGCATTAATAACAAGTGCATTGGTTCATGTTGCAAACGATACCGTAACAGTGAACGGATTAACATTCACCGCCGCAGCTGCTGACGGTGGAGTGAACAGCAGGACTTATGCGGTAGGTGCGAACGCAGGAGCTTCTGCAACTAATCTTGCTGCAAAAATTAATAGCACAATTGTAGGTGTGCCGGGCGTGACCGCAAGTGTAAACGGCGGAGTTATAACTCTTACAGTCGACGAACCGGGTGAAACAACTATTACACTTTCCGCAAGTGCCGGAGCTGTAGCAGTTCCTTCAACATTGTCTGCAATCGGCTATGTTGAATGTGATTGCACATTTTTGGACGATGCAAACGGATTTGACCACGTAGCAGTAAGGGTGACAAATTCGGCAGCAACTTTGACAGGTGCGACGCTGATAAGAGGCGAAGGAAGATATACGCCTGAGCAGCAAGTTGCAGCAGCAAAAACAGATGTGCAGCCATAATCCAATAGGAGGGGTTAACCCCTCCTTAAAGGAGGTTTGAACCTTGGGGCTTAACAAATATATAGTAACAAGCGAGTACAGAGAAGTTGACCAAACACTCAGACAGGTGGGAGAAATAATCTACACTACGCCTGAAAGAGGGTTAAAACTTGTCAAGAGCGGCAAATGTAGGCTTGAGCAAGAATATATTGCAAAAGCCGTAGACAGCCGCTACAACAAAGACGGAAACTTAGAGTTCTACTCCACTTTGACAGGTGACGTAATTTCTGTAATTAACGAAATTGGAATTGATGATGTTGAGGCAATGAAAACAAGCGTTACTCTTGAAAATTACACACCTGGTGTTGACGATCTGGCATCGACGCTTACAAGAATAATAGCAGAAAACGAGGGAAACATAAGAATTCTTTTGCCGAAAGGCACACACATTGTAACTACTGATTTTGCAGGAGGTTACGAACGTGTAAGGCTAGAATTTGCCGACGGTGCAATGATACAAGTTGCAGGTGGTGCTTTTGATTTGTCAGGAATGTACATCAAAGCAGAACCGGAACAGCAGATATTTCGCGGCAAAATATCCGGCACAATGAGTAATAATAATGTGTGCCTGAATTGGTTCGGCGTGACTTCCGACAATTACGAAGCGTTGAAAACTGCTTTTGAAGTGTCAGAGGAAAAAGCTTGCATCCACGTCCAAGAAAATTACCCGATTATCGGGAATATGGTACCTGACACAACACTAACAGAAAATATAGATGGCGTGGCTATTGGATGGGATAGGGATTTTCCTGGAGGAATAGTTTTTGAACACACAATTGACGGCGGTCAGAAAATTGAGATTACTGAAAATGATAATAGTACAAACAAGTCAAATGTATTCAGATATGTTGACGCAAATCCGGGCGAGACTTTTTTGTTGAATGTTGATACAAAAAGAGAAGCGTCGAGCGGGACAATTAACTCAAGAATAGTTGTGTCAGCCCATAATGCAGCAGGTGATCAAATCGGAAATTATCTTGTACAAGACAACACAGCTTCGAGCGATTATCAAACACTCAAATTCAAATTCACCGCACCGGCAGGAACATCAAAAGTCAGGGTTATACTCGCTAATTTCCCAGTAACTTCTGGATCCACTGGTTCGGTATGGTTCAAAAATTGTTATATAATCAGACAATTGTCAATCGACCACGGGCGGCTTGAATTTGATTATGGTGCAAAATTGGTTATACCAGTCGAAACCTTAGAACCTTACTTGAACTTGAATTGTGAAATAGCAGGAGGATTAATACAGTTATTTGACGGCAAGGTTGGAGGATCCCCGAAAGCCCCGGAATTTTTTCCGCAATGGTACGGAGCAAAAGGTGACGGCATCAACGCAGACGGCGAATTGATAACTGAAATGATTAACACTCTTGCAGATGGAACAAAAACATTTACTCTCACGATTCCCGATAACTTTACATTTCTAGGCGACATCACAATATCAAAATCAAAAGTGAAAATCAAAGGCAAAGGCACAATCAAAGGAACTGTAAAGTACTGGTATGACGTAAAAACCTACACAAACAATTCAATCGAAGATGTGGAAATAGATTGCGTCGACAGGTCTAAACCGTGTGTGTCTTTCAAAAATTGTTACGCTTGGAAAACTTCAAACGTCGACTACAAAAATGCGTCACACGCTCTAAAAATTGAAGATATAGGCGCAAGACACTCAGGACGGTTCATAATCGACCATTGCCGATTCTACAACAACGATTATGAGTTGTATGTTAATAACGACGTGTCAGGATATGAATACTTTCAGCTAGTCGACGTTCAATTCACCAACAATCAAATCTATGACAGTCGCATAACAGGTATATTCGGGCGTGGCGTGGATGGATTATTAGTTGACCGTAACACTTTCTTCATGGCAGGCTACCAAGCACAATCCGCAATCAAAGAACGCAACATTGACCTCTACAACATCAATTTTTGTATAATATCGGGTAACAACCTTTTTGAAGCCGGACTGGAATCAATATTAATAGGCAAGTACATGAACACTCAAATTTGCCACAACAACATAGCGTGGCCGGGACAAAGGCTTTTGAGTGCAGCAATAAGGATGTACGGTACTAGCAAACTAGACGACACAAGGTTGGTTAATTCCAAGATTCACGGCAACAACATTGATTCGCCAACGATGTACGGAATTAAGCTCGATTCGTACGTATACGGCTTGAGTGTAACAGATAACGATATACTTTTTGATGCTTCAAACTCAAGATATTACGGCGACGAGGTATTCAGTGCAAGTGATAGAAGGGCGATAAAAACAGATTCGACAGTTGAGGAATATGTGCTATTCGCCAACAATAACTATCCCAATAGCACTTGCGATATCTACATCAACAACAAATTGAACGGTGTTAGGGTGTTAGGCGACAGATCAACGGGCGGTAGAGTTGTTAATCTAGGCGAAGCAAGAACAGAGATAACGGATTCTTTTGCAGCGTCTAGCATGGATATGGCAAACGATACTTTTTCAAAGTACGACATGTTGATTATAACGCCGGCTCGAACATTGGATATGGTAATCAAGAATCTAGGCACTGGCGTAGAAAACAAAGAAATAACAATGTTGAACTTGTCAGCCGCAAACATAACATTTTCCGAAGTTGACGAAATGAGATTGAAAGGCGAAACAACTTTCGCAGTTAACACAATGCGAAAGTTCAAACATTACAGCGGATTGTGGTACGAGGTATAGAAGGGAGGAATAAAAGTTGAGGGATAACAAATATGAAGTAATTAAGGCTCACGCAGGACAGCTTGTAGGCGATATAATATATCTTCCTAGCGAAATAGGAGCTAAGCGGCAGAAAATGGGCTTGGTAAAGCTGCTTGAAGATTATAGCTCACAGATCGTGGACGTTAAGCGTAATGAGGACGGAGAGATTGAGTTCTATAATCGAAATAGTGGTGAAACAGTAATAAAGGTTAGCAATGACGGCGTTGAAGGAGAAACTATTGATAATATAGTTGAGGACATTGAAGAAAATAAGGCAGCTAATGCGAACTTGGAAAAATCATCTATGTTAAGATATAATGTAACTTTTTACGGGATAACTCCAGCTAACAGTTCCGAAGTAAACGGAAATGCTTTAGATAGCTTGCTTACAATTATTGAAGGTAATGGTGGCGGAGTTGTGTATTTCCCGGGGTGCATGACATCATACAGGATAGATAATGTAAAAAAAGATGCGAGCGGGAACATTTTGTTTGATTCTCAAGGTGCAGTACAGAAAAAACATATTATTCGGTCTGGTAATATAACAATTGAGGGTGACGGATACCAAAGTCAGATAGAAAGAGTTGGAGCTGCTCCGATGTTCTATTTTTGTGGGAAATCCATAAAACATCCAGATTATTCTACTGCCGATAATCAAGGCCAGATTGGGTTTCAAAGGTTGCGAATAAAAAGCTTACAAATATTATCTCCAAAAGTAGAAGCAATAATAACAGTTGAAGCAATGCACGCATTACGCATTGAAAATTGTGATTTTTATGGTAGAGGAATACAATTGCATTTACGTGAACAATTTGATAGCAAAATTATTTCAACAGATTTTAACGAATCTGGTCGTAGTGATGAAATAACCGAGACATTTACAACTGATTCTATTGATTATGATAGTCCAAGTTTAACTTTTTCGCCATCAATTCTACTTGAAAGTAGTGTGAAAAGTTATGCTCAAGTTGGTTATGAAACGACTGGATTAACACTTGAATTTACTAATCAAATTTTATTTTGGGGTTGTAGATTTGAAAGTTTTTATGGTGGAGCGGTTTGTTCAAAAGGTAATGGTACAAATGGAATTAGATTTACAGATTGTAAATTCGAAACTCTTATGTCAGCAATACCAACATTTGTATTTCTTGATTCGTTTAATGCCAATAGCATTCAAAATTGCTATATTGATCGAGCATCAACAAGTAGGTATGGTGATTTTTCAACAGTACCAGTAGTGTTTGTTGCAGGAGAGTTCGTTAATAATAATATAGATATGCAACTAAGTACATTTAATGAAAACCCAAGTACTCCATTTGCAACTGATCTTATTAAAATCAATACTCCAATTGAGAAATTTTCAGGTAATAAATTCAAAATTCATTATATGCCTTTTTTCTCCGATGGTACAAAGTATCTTGCAGATGGAAAATATCTTATTAATTATACTTACCCTCATCAATTACATTTAAATGGGAACAAGGTAGAAGCTTTAATTCCGCAGCAATTTGGCACTCAAAAAGTTGATTTTGATCCGTATCCTCCAATAACTACAGCTCCAACTGACGGTTATCACAGCAAAGGAGAAACTATATTGTTTTCGGTACCAGATAGCGAAGGTTATACTGCTGCAAGATGTGTAATAGCTGGTACGCCAGGAACATGGGTA